ATCATTGATTGCGCCCGGCGTATGTCGGTTTTCTTGGTGGGTTTCGACGCATTGGTTTGACGTGTCGAGAGAATCGACATATCAAATTCAACCGTGGGACAACTGACGCAAGTAAAACTGAACGAGGATATGCTCACTCTAGGGGTGGGTAGGTATAGGTCTAAAGTGGAAAAGGCCAAGGAGCGCGGTGCGGAGATTGAGACTCGCTATGGGCAAGTCTTGATGCGGAATGCGCTGCCTTTATATGCCGAGAAGATTGACGAGTGGAAAGAGGCGGTCTTGGTCTACCCAACGCCAGCTCGCTACCAAATAGACATTCAGGAGCTTGCCTCCAAGGTCATAGCGTTCATTGCGGTAAAGTCGATTATAGACAGCATTACAAAGAGGCGCTCATTGGCTCAGGTGTCTATTTTTCTGGGAGCGCGTATTGAGGACGAAATACGCTGTAGGTTTTTGGTAAAAAATAATGAGGCGAAAGGAAAAGGGATTCTTTTAGGGGCTAGGAGACGCAGGGGACTTAACGCAAAAACAAGGCACGTTCGTTCCTCTATGAAGCACGAAGCCGAGAAGGGTTTGATGCCAGAGTTTAAGAAGTGGGGAGTAAGGGACAAGCTGAACATGGGTTTGAATGCCGTGGAACTCTTTCGGTATTGCACTGGTTTAATCGAGTACGTTTACATCTTGGAAAGAGCGGGGAGAAAGCCTACGCGGTTTGTGGCACCCACCCAAGAACTCCTTGAATGGATTGAGGACTACAATGAGAAGAGAGAACTGGTCGAACCGTTTTGGTTACCTACTGTCGAAACGCCTGAGCCTTGGACAAACGTATGGGCAGGCGGTTACCCGGACGACCCGCGACTACCTCCTGTACCATTTATCAAGAGCACTAACATGGAGTATCTCCGCTCCATCACAGGGCCGCTCAAAGAGCCCATGGAAGCGGTCAACCTTATTCAGCAGACGCCTTGGGAAATCAACTCGCGGGTTAAGGAGGTGATGGAGTGGTCTTGGGACCACAACGTGACCATAGGCGACATCCCAAACAGGAAGGACGAGGAGTTCCCTCCGGTCCCGAAGGATTTCAAGACCAACAAGGAGGCCAACACAAACTGGCGCAGGGCGGCGGCTAAGATATACGACCTCAACCTGTCAACCAAGTCGCGCCGATTGCTCACCGCCAAGGTGCTGCACTTGGCAAAGAAGTTTGAGGGGAATCGTTTTTTCTTTCCTTCTAATGTTGATTGGAGGGGTCGCGTCTACAACATCCCGGCGTTCCTCAACGTGCAGAATGCGGACCCGTCGCGTGGGCTGCTTCAGTTCTACAGGGACGAGAAGGTGAAGACCAAGGAGGACGCCAAGTGGTTAGCCATCCACGGGGCGAACACGTATGGGTTCGACAAGGCTACCTTAGAGGAGCGCATTGAGTGGGCCTACGACTACGCCCCGGAAGCGGAGCGGGTAGCTGATGACCCCAAGGGGTATCTTGAGTGGAAGGAAGCCGACAAGCCTTGGCAACATTTGGCGTGGTGTTTTGAGTGGGCTGAGTTTGTTAGGACCGGGGTGCTTAAGACGAAGCTGGCGTGTGCTCAGGACGCTACCAATAACGGGCTACAGTTGTTGGCGTGTTTGACTAGGTGCGAAGAGACAGCCTACTCAACCAACGCCTCACCCACTCCATATCCACAAGACATCTACGCTGTGATTGCGTCCCTCGTAATGGACAGGCTGAAGAAGGAAGACGACTCAACGGCACGCAAGTGGGTTGCGTTTGGTGTTGACCGTAGGGCTACCAAGCGACCCACGATGGTGTACCCTTATGGCGGGACGTTTTATTCGTGCAGGGCGTATGTTGATGAGTGGTATCAGGACTGCATCAGGAAAGACCACGCCGAGAACCCATTCAGCGAAGCGGAGCGGTATAAGGTTACGGGTTATTTGTCTAAGTTTGTTTGGCAAGCCATCCACGAAGTATTCGACCGTCCCACCAAGTGCATGAAGTATCTTCAGGAGATAGCCAAGGTGCTCACCAGAGCGGGGAAGGATGTGGAGTGGGAAACACCCGCCGGGTTCCCTGTGCTCCAGCACTACACGAAGCAAATCAGCAAGTCTGTATCAACCCAGATTGCGGGGGAGGCTACGTGGGTAAACTTCAGGGACAGCACCGACGAACTGAGCCTAGCGAGGGCCAAGCAAGGAATTTCTCCAAACTTTGTGCACAGCATCGACGCCAGCATCCTGACCAAGACGGTAATCGAAGCAAACGCCCGTGGGATATGGGATTTTTCGTGTATTCATGACTCGTTTGGGACGCACACAAACAAGTCTCAGACCCTAGCTGACTCCATCAGGGAAGCGGCCTCTGGTATTTTTGAGGTTGACTTGTTGGAGAAGTTGGATAATTCCTTGCGGCGCTCCAACCCCGAGTTGGAGTTCCCTGAGTTACCTGAGTATGGAACCTTTGACCCAACAACAGTCAAACATAGTCGGTATCTCTTCAGTTAAACAACACCAACAAACACACAATAAAGTGAGCAAGAATGCTACTAAACTAGTCAGCCCTGTGGGCACCGCAGTATACCCGAAACTCGTTCACCCCGACACCGCCTTCGACGAGGCTGGGGTTTACAGTTGCAAACTACACGTCACGAAGGAGGAGTTTGAAGACTTCAAGGCGCAAGTAGACCCGCTTGTTGAAGCCGCCTACAAAGCGGAGTGCGACAAGCAAGGCAAGGAGGTTCGCAAAGCGCCCTCTACGCCTGTCCGTCTCACAGCAGAGGGGGACTTTGAAATCTTTGCCAAGCAGAAGGCGAAGGTCATCACGCGCAACGGAGAGACGTTGGAGTTCAGCGTCCCGTTGTTCGACAGTCAGGTTAAGCCTATCTTGGACAAGCCGCGCATCGGTTCCGGTTCCAAGATTCGTATGAGTATGACATTCAATCCTTGGTTTGTTTCTTCTCAGGGGTGGGGTTACACCCTTCGTCTGAGAGAAGCCCAAGTCCTTGAGCTTGTTGAATACTCTTCTGGGAGTGGCGGCGGCAGCTTCACAGCTTCGGATGACGGCTACACCACCACCGGAGAAACCTTCGGAGAAGTCCTTGCTGATGATGCGGAGGAGAAGGTCTCACCGTTCTAAGGACGGGTATCGTTCTCGTTTTGAGGAGAAGGTAGCGCACACACTTGAGAAGATGGGCGTTGCCTTCTCCTACGAGACCGAGAAGCTGACATACACGGTCTTTAGAACCTACAAGCCTGACTTCATTCTTCCGAATGGGGTCATCGTGGAAGCTAAGGGCTACTTCACACCAGCAGACCGGACAAAGCACTTGCGAGTTCGCGAAGCGCACCCTGAGTTAGACATTCGATTCTGTTTCCAGAACTCCAAGGTCAAGCTCAGCAAAAGCAGCAAGACAACCTACGCTGACTGGTGCGACAAGAAGGGATTCAAGTGGTGCGATAAGGTCATTCCAATTACATGGGTTTCATAATAACACATCAGCCATGCGAGGAATGCGGGAGCAGCGACGGATTAAGCGTCAACGAGGACGGGAGCACCAAGTGCTTCGTCTGCGGACTGTTCACGCCTCCTACTGGCGAAACACACACACACATGATTACGGCGAACAACGCGCCACAGTTCTTGAGCGGGGAGTATATGGCTATCCCGTCTCGCGGCATCCACAAGGATGTCTGTCAGCGGTATGACTACCGCATCGGTTCCCACCTAGGGAAAGACTGCCACATAGCAACCTACCGTAACCCTGAGCGAAGCATCGTTGCCCAGAAGGTTCGCTTTGAGGACAAGGATTTCACATCCATTGGAAGCCCTTCCTACTTCTGGGGTCAGCACCTCTGGCCCAACGGGGGCAAGCGACTGACTGTTACGGAAGGAGAGATTGACTGCCTCACCGTTGCCCAGATTGTTGGCGAGGGTAAGTGGCCCGTTGTCAGCCTACCCTCCGGGGCTGCTGCTGCTAAGAACGTCTTCAAGAAGCAACTGAAGTGGCTCGATAAGTTTGAGGAGATTGTCATTATGTTCGACGCCGACGAGGCTGGGAACAAAGCGGCAGAGGAGTGCAGTCATGTTCTTCCTGCCGGTAAGTGCAAGATTGCACGCCTCACACTCAAAGACCCCAACGAGATGCTCATGGAGGGGCGTGGTCGAGAGCTTATTGACGCCTATTGGCAGGCCAAGGTGTGGCGACCGGACACAATCATGGACGGGGCTGACCTGTTCGACAGGCTCACCACCACCAAGGTGAACGACAGTGTCCCCTACCCATGGGCTGGGTTGAACGACATGACCTACGGGTTGCGCCTTGGTGAGATTGTCACCGTCTGCGCTGGCTCAGGTATCGGCAAGAGTGCTGTGACCAAGGAGATGGCATACCACCTCTTGAAGCACACCGACAAACGCATTGGCTACATCGCCTTGGAGGAATCCATCGAGCGAACCGCCAACTCAATCATTGGGCTGGAGATGAACAAGCTCCTGCACCTTGAGCCCATCAAGGCGAGCGACGACTACAAGGAAGCCTTTGGTAAGACGGTGGGCAACGGACGGATGTTCTTCTACGACCACTGGGGGTCACTGGAATCCGACAACCTATTGAACCACATCCGCTACATGGCGAAGGCTCTGGGGGTTGAATACATTGTGCTCGACCACCTGAGTATCGTGGTATCTGGCATCGACTCAGGCGACGAACGCCGCCTCATCGACAACACGATGACCAAGCTGAGAGGCTTGGTTGAGGAGTGTAAGTTGGGGTTGGTGTTGGTTAGTCACCTCAAGCGTCCTGATGGGCGCGGCCATGAGAACGGCGCGGTGACCACACTGGCTCAACTCAGAGGTAGTGCAGCCATTGCTCAACTCTCAGACTGCGTAGTTGGTCTGGAGCGCGACCAGCAAGATGCTGAAACGCGCCACTTAACTAACGTCCGTGTCCTCAAGAACCGCTTTAGCGGGGACACTGGATTAGCGACTACACTTCGGTATAGTCAAACGACCGGAAGATTGGTAGAAGCGGAGCCCACACAAGAACAAGACGACGACAATGAAGATACAAACTCACCCTTCTAAAGAATGGAATACAATAGCGACTTTCGCTACGACCTCAAAGTCGGCCAAGTGGCTGAGCAGGCTCTTGCAAAGATATTTGAGGGAAAGAAAGTTGAAGTTAAACGTGACAGAAAGGCGTGCCTTACTGGGAATATATTTGTCGAGTATGAGTCCCGAGGGAAACCTTCGGGCATCTCGACTACAGAGGCTGACTACTGGTGCTTCATGGTGGAGGAGACTTTTATCCTTCTTCCCACCCCGCGCCTCAAAGAGATTGTCGCCTCCCTCAAGGGCAGCGACCGTGAACGCCAAGGTGGTGACAACAACACATCATCGGGCGTGCTAATCCGAATATCAGACATAATAAACACACACAACAAATGATGAAGAAACTCATCGTAGACATAGAGACCAACGCCATCAGCGATTGGGAAAACCTGAGCGACCTCCACACCATCCATTGCATTGTGCTTCTGGACTGTGAGACTGGGAAGCTCTATTCATACAACAGCCAAACCGAGGGGGCTATTCACAGAGCCATCGAACTCATTGCAGGGGCTGATACTATAGTAGGCCACAATACCATTGGGTTTGATTGGCCTGCCTTGGTTCACTGGGCTGATACCGTCTGGGGCAACCTCGACGTATTATCTCTGGACCCTCCGTTCGTTGTGGACACCAAGGTAATGGCGGCGTGCATCCATCCCGACCTGAAGAACGAAGACTTCCTCAGGGAGGACTTCCCTAGGAACCTTGTCGGAAGCCACAGCCTGAAGGCTTGGGGTCTTCGCCTTGGTATTCTCAAGGACGACCACGGAGCCACGGAAGACTGGACCGAGTGGTCCGCTGAGATGGAGGAGTATTGCAAGCAGGACGTGAGGGTTACCTACGCTCTCTACAGATACCTCTTGGACAAGAAGCCTAGCCAGATGATGCTCCTTGTTGAGCACGCCTTCGCGAGAGCCATCAGGACTCAGGTTGAGAACGGGTTCCCCTTCGACTATACCAAGGCCAGCCGCTTGGCTGCTACCCTGATGAAGCGCCGGGTAGAACTGGAGAGTGAGTTACAGGAGTTATTCTCCCCCACTGTGGTCGAAACCAAGACACCCATCTGGAAGACTCCTGACGGCAAGACATGGAAGACCAAGAAGAGCGCCGTTGCAGAGGGCTGGAAGCCCACTGAGGTGGAGCGAGGACCAAACCGGACCAAGGAGATTCCGTTCAACCCCGGAAGCCGTGACCAGATTGCGGCGCGTCTCATGGCTGCTGGTTGGAAGCCGGATGCCTACGAGGGGAAGCGCCCCATGATTAACGAGGCGGTCCTGAGGTCTATCGGAACCCCAGCATCAGAGAAGCTGCTGGAATACCTGTTGGTTCAGAAGCGTCTAGGCGCTCTGGCTGAGGGCAAGAACGCATGGATGACCATGGAGAAGAAGGGGCGCATCCACGGGAACGTGAATACGAATGGAACCTACTCAGGTAGGTGTTCTCATTCTCGTCCCAACCTAGCGCAAGTCCCTGCTTCCCGTGCTCCCTATGGGGGTGAGTGTCGTGAGTTGTTCTCTGCTCCTGACGACCGGGTTCTTGTTGGGGCTGACGCATCTGGCATAGAGCTTAGAGTGCTGGCCCACTACCTAGCCAAGTGGGACAAGGGCGCATACGCCAAGACCATTATTGAAGGCGACATCCATACCGCCAACCAAGAGGCGGCGGGGCTGAGCACACGCGACGAGGCGAAAAAATTTATCTATATGTGGTTATACGGCGCTGGTAACAAGGCGCTGGGTGGCATTGTGGATGGAGGTGAGCGCGAGGGAAAGGCATTGAAGAACCAATTCCTGAGAAAGATACCCGCTGTTGCCAGTCTCATGACCAGTGTTGAGAACAAGGTCACAGCCCGTGGCATCCTCACGGGGCTCGACGGGCGCATCCTTCCTGCTCGCAAAGCGTTCTCCGCATTGAACCTGCTATGCCAGTCGGCTGCTGCGGTGGTCATGAAGCAGGCGTTGATTGAGTTTACTGAAGCGGCCAGCACACTCCACTGGAGTCTCGACGGACCCATCTACCAGATGCACGCCAATGTGCATGATGAGGTTCAGTTCTCATGCAAGCCTGAGCACGCCGACGAGCTTGGTCAGTTGTTCGTGGACAGCATCAAGAATGCCGGGAAGGTTCTTAAGGTTCGTTGTCCTTTGGACGGGGAATACAAGGTGGGCGCTAACTGGAAGGAGACACACTAATGAAGCAGCTCATCATAGACGGTGATATGCTGGCGTATCGTGCTGCCTTCTCCTGTGAGGTGGAGACCAAGTGGGACGAAGACCACTGGACCCTGACATCCTCAGAGACTGAGATGATGGCAGAGGTGGACAGGTTCTTTGATAACCTGAGCAAGAATCTGGGGAGCGATACCATCGTGCCTGTGTTCTCTCCACGGGAGAACTTCAGGCTGGACTTGTTCCCTGACTACAAGGCTCACAGGAAAGACAAGAGGAAGCCGCTGGGGCTCAGGTGGCTCATCGAGTGGGTCAAGAGCGCCTACGATGGGCTGACCGCTGAGAACATGGAGGCTGACGACCTCATGGGCATCATCTGCACCCGTGACCCTGAGGGCACCATCGCTGTCTCAGGGGACAAGGACTTCGGAACCCTCCCGATTACATGGTACAACCCACTGAAGGAGGAGATGAAGACCACCACCCCGGAGGAGGGCAGGAACTACCACCTAGTCCAGACGCTGGCCGGGGACGCTGCTGATGGCTACATGGGAGTCAGGGGTATCGGGGAGGTCACCGCCCGAAAGCTCTTCGGCAAGAAGGGCTATGACTGGGGGGTCGTCCTAGAGGCCTACGCCAAGGCAGACATGGACGAGGAGGACGCCCTCCTGACCGCCCGGTTGGCCTACATTCTCCACGACAAGGACTACAATGAGGAGACCAAGGAAATCACCCTCTGGGAACCCTGAACGCGAGAGAAGGCATATATGAAACAGGAAAACATTTTTCCGCTAGTTCCGCGAGAATTACTCACGGCTTTGGAGGAGACCTTTCCCAAACAAGACTTCGGCCCCGGAGAGTCCCTACGAGAGTTGGACTACCACTTCGGGCAGAGGTCTGTTATAAGGTTCCTTTCCAACAAGCTTGATGAGCAAGCGGAGAATTCATTAACCTCAATAACCAATAGTTGATATGTGTTTCGGAGGAGGCCGCAGCGCCCCACCCCCACCACCAGTTCCCACACCACCTCCTCCCCCAATGAAGAAGGTGAAGAAGGTGGAGAACCCGGCGCTCAAGAAGCGTCAGGCCTCCCGCCGTCGTGGGGGAATGAAGTCCCTTACTATTAACCGCACCGCCCCCAACATTGGGTCAGCTGGAGCTGGTGCAAGAACTTACTAATCATGATATACGGAAAAACATTTACCGACCCGGCCAGCGGCTCAAGTACAGCCGTTGACTGGAACGGAGGAACTGGGATGTTCGCGGTAGCGGGGACGTTTAGCAGCGCCACCGTCAAGCTTCAGCACAAAATCGGTAGCACTTGGGTGGATATCGGCTCAGACGCCAGCTTTACCGCTGACGGGGCTGTTATATTCACGACCGGAGCCACTGAGCTGAACGTCTTGAACTCAGCGCACACCCCCTCTGTTACTGTGACGGTACTCCCTGTTTACGAAAACAAGGCTTTTTAAACCACTATGTCGTCTATTGCTCCCATCACCACGGGTATCCTTCGTCCTCTTACAAAGAAGATATCGGAAGACCTGTTCACTTCTGAAGTGGACAAGATTGACCCGCTGGACCTTAACCCCTACCTGTATTTTGATGCAGCGTCAGGAGTGACCACATCAGGCGGGGCGGTCTCAGAGTGGCAGCAGGTGTCTGCTGGGAGCAACCAGATATCGCGGAACTTCCGCCAAATCACAGCGAACCTACAGCCAGCCCACGATACGGACGGTTACATGACGTTCGATGTGGTTACTGACGAGAAGGACAAGCTGGCCTTTAACGTCGCGGTGGGGCAAGCGGGAATACTCATTGTGGCAACGAGCAACGGGATATTCGCTTACGAAGTGGATGCCGATTCTGTCGATGAGATTACCGGATTGGGTTTTGAGACGGGCTATTACCAAGCGCTCAACCTGTATGCCTACGTGCTCCTGCCAACGACCGTGAGTGACTCGGAGATTGCGGGAGTCATCAAGTATTTTGAGGAGGTCAAGGGCGCGACGAGGAACCCGACTGGGAGCTTGGCGAATTACTGGCGCAGCAGAACCGATTTAGTTGCCCCTAAATTCAGTGGGATTGATTTCAGTGGGGTTACAAGTTTCAGTGTCTGCTGGGCTTATTGCACTTCACTGACCGAATTCCCCAAGATTGATACGTCGAGCGGCACAGATTTCAGTTCCTGCTGGGAGTCTTGCAGTTCACTAAGCGAATTTCCCAAGATTGACTTATCGAGCGGCACAAATTTTTATGGCTGCTGGTATGGTTGCAGTTCACTAAGCGAATTACCCAGCGCTCTGGACCTCTCAAGCGGCACAAGTTTCCAGTATAGTTGGGCTTATTGCTATTCACTTACCTCATTCCCCTTACTTGACGTATCGAGCGGGACAAATTTCAGTTACAGTTGGTATAGTTGCAGTTCACTTACCTCATTCCCCTTACTTGACGTATCAAGCGGAACCTCTTTCAATCACTGCTGGCGGTCGTGCACTTCACTCGAAGAATTTCCGAGCGAACTGGACCTTTCGAGCGGGACAAATTTCAGTTACTGCTGGTATGCGTGCAGTTCACTCGAAAATTTTCCCGGCACTTTGGACTTATCTAGCGGGACAAATTTCTTTGCCTGCTGGTACGGGTGCACTTCACTGGAAGATTTTCCCGGCACGTTGGACCTCTCAAGCGGCACAAATTTCGGTTCCTGCTGGTACGGGTGCACTTCACTCGAAGAATTCCCCGGCACACTGGACCTGTCTAGCGGGACAGATTTCTCCCTCTGCTGGAGGGAGTGCACTTCACTCACCGAATTTCCCAGCACACTGGACCTCTCAAGCGGGACAAATTTTAGTAACTGCTGGCGTGGTTGCACTTCACTCGAAGAATTTCCAAGCGAGCTGGACCTGTCTAGCGGGACAGATTTCAGTCACTGCTGGCGTGGTTGCAATTCACTCGAAAGTTTTCCAAGCGAGCTGGACCTTTCGGGCGGGACAAGTTTCTACCTCTCCTGGTACGGGTGCAGTTCACTCGAAGAATTTCCAAGCGAGCTGGACCTGTCGAGCGGGATAAATTTCGGTTACAGTTGGAAGGGGTGCTCTTCACTCGAAAGTTTTCCAAGCGAGTTAGACCTATCGAGCGGCACACATTTCAGTCAAAGCTGGCGGGAGTGCACTTCATTGACCGAATTTCCAAGCGAACTGGACCTCTCAAGCGGGAGAAATTTCAGCTACTGCTGGTATTATTGCACTTCTTTGGAAGATTTTCCCGCTAACATGTTCGACTACTGGTCTCCGGGAACCCTAGATGCCAACTGCTTTCTTCAGGCATGGGACTACTGCTCGTCACTCACCGCCACCTCAGTGGAGAACATCCTAAATTCCATCGCAACATCTGGAGTCGCGGCCCCTGCAAGCGGCCCAGACATCACGATAGACTATGACGCAACGTCAGGGACTCCCTCTGTCGCAACTGCCGTTGGGGTTCTCAAGGGACGCTCACCTGCTTGGACAATCACACTAAACGGAGTTCTTCAATAAAATGCCTGAACCACTCAGCCGCTATTTCCGCGTAGAGCCTGACGCCTACGAGGCACTGACTCAATACGTGGACACCTCGCGTGGGTTTCCCAACGAGACGACGCAGCGTGGGCTACAGTTGTTTGAGTGGCTCCCCCACGAAGAGGACGGATGGGGAATCATAGCGATTGACGGGTGGAGGTTTGTCGAGGACGACGAGGTTGTCATTACAGCAGCCATCGAGGCCGGAACCGTAGAGGAACTCGACAGGGAGACTTACTGGGCAAAACGCAATGCGTTGCGGAACCCACCGGAACCAGAGCCCGAGGACCCGCTGTTTCCTGACGACCCACTTTTTGATTTACCTGACTAATGCAAGCTACAACCGCAGAGGCGCAATACATTGCTCTTGAAGGGGGACGTAATCCTTTTCTTTACAGAGCAAGAGACGCCGCAAAGCTGACCCTACCCTACTTGGTGCCAGAAGAGGGCCACAATGCCCACGCAAGGCTCAACACGCCCTTCCAAGGCGTAGGCGCTAGAGGGGTTAACAACTTGGCTTCAAAGCTCCTGCTGGCCCTCCTAGCCCCCAATGCGCCCTTCTTTCGTCTTAACTTTGACGAGCACGTCTTGCGCCAAGAGGGCGCTACGGAAGATATCATTGGCGAGATGGAGTCCGCTCTTCAGAAAGTTGAAGAGTCGGTCATGGAAGAGGTGAGCCGCCAGTCTTACCGGGTAGGCATTCACGAAGCTATTAAACACCTCATTGTTAGTGGTAATTCTTTGTTGTATTTGCCTGAGGGTGGAGGCCTGAGGGTCTTCCATCTGGACAGGTATGTTGTTCAACGTGACCCGATGGGCAACCCGCTGAAGATTATAACCAAGGAGACCCTCGCCTACGACACGCTCAGCGATGAGCTTAAAGCCGCTGCTGGCGTGCGCGATGGTGCTGGCCCTGACAAGGAGTGTGATTTGTTCACCTCCGTTTGTCTCCACGGGAACGACTGGGTGGTTCACCAAGAAATCAAAGGAGCCGTTGTTGAGGGCTCTGAAGGAACATTCAAAAAAGGAAAATCACCCTACATCCCCCTGCGCTTTTCCAAGATTGACGGAGAGGATTATGGAAGGGGATATGTGGAAGAATATTTAGGGGACCTTATAAGCCTTGAGAAATTGACTCAGGCTATCGTGGAGGGTTCTGCTGCTGCTG